TATTGCTCCTGCATATAAAGGCGTACTTTGAAAAGCTATCGGAAAAGTTATCTGAACTTGGCTCGTGGATATAGCACCACCATATCCCCACTGTAGAATTAAGCCGCCGAATAATGCGCCAAAACAGATATACCCATTTGCACCAATACTATACTGCAGTCCAGCTGCTTCCAGTGCCTTTTTCAGCAGTTTGGAAAACAGGCTGTCAGTGCTGACTGCATCCACTAGGCTGGCCAATGTGGAACCCAGCAGATGATTTAAAACTGATTGGCCAAAAGAGGTCTTGCTGTAGTCATTCTCGCAGACAGCCCTGCGGACGGTCCAAGTAACGGTACCATCGGTGATGGTATTTCCTTCAGATATTGGCAGAGTTATCACTGGTGCGGTAGAAGCTGTTGTTCCTGCTGTGGTACATTCCAAAAACATAGCCACTGGTATACCTGGCATTGTGACAGTAGCTCCCGTGCTATATGCCGTATCTCGTTTGGAAGTATCTTTTAATCTGACTTTATCTTCCAGCTCACTTGCTATCTCATCCACGACAAACTTAGTTGTGGCAAGCTGTGTGGTGCTAGTACCGCTGGCTGCTGTTGGCGCCGTTGGTGTGCCAGTAAATGCCGGGCTGGCCAATTTTGCGTACAAAGTGGCTGCAGTTCCGGCAAGTTCCTTAACAAAAATCTTGCCATACTCTTTGAGGGCAGTTCCTAAATTGGAGCCACCATCAGTTCTAGGTACTAAATTTCCTGCCATAATTATTCCTCCTTATGCTACTGGCATTACATCATTATTTGTATCAAGTTCCCAGCTTGGGTCCGTCCCGGTAAGCGGGTCCTCCACAAGCTGGACATCGCCATTTGCATCATACTCAAACATATTCCCGAGAGCATGTCTGAGCGGGTCAGTATACTCATAGGCAAGCTGTGCCCAGTGTTCACTTCCCTCTGAAGCATTAACAGCCTGATCTGCGCTATCACTAGCTGACTGGGCATACCCTTGGGCAGCTGTGGCAGCATTCTGGGCAGCATTGGCATTGTTCTGGGCCACGGTCATATAATGATGTGCCTGGTCCTTGTAGCCTTCCGCATCACCCGCATAGCTAATGGTAGTATCACGGGCAGAAATGGAAAGGGCCAAATCCGCTGCTACATCTTCCTTGTATCCTTTTGTTGTGAGCATGTCCTGATGAGTGGCCAGCCGGTCCTCATGGATCTGCTCTATCATTTCCTCTGCGGTGGTACCTCCAGTTATATCGGACAATACAGCACGACCAAGTTTCTCATTCTGCTCCTGAGCTATCAATGTCAGCTTATCAAGAGAAGCCTCAATAGTCTCCGGCCATGCGCCTCCCTGGTTTGTGAGGTCACTAAGCTGGGTTATATCCGTATCACGAAAAACAACCAGAACCACGCCCGCAGCAATAGGATCATCATCATTGGACTTAGGATAAACAACTACACCTGAGCCAGTATTGACCGTAAAATCATTGCTGTCGAGAATAGTCTGTACATCATCCTCCAAGAGTGCCACACAGATTTGCGAGGCATCCGTATATGCGAACGGAATCCCCCATTGGCGCGTGACTCCGTTGCCGGAGTACGACGCCTTTACGATTTTGTTACTGATCATTTGTTACCACTCCTCCTTGAAATGAAATCAGCCATGGTAATATCTCCCTTGGTTATGGCATCCCAAAGATTAATAGCCAGTGTATTAATCTTCATAGGATAGCCCATAAGCAGGGAAGCTGTATCGGCTGTCTGGGTCAATGCCTTCCTGCCTGCATCCGGATCTCCTCCCTTTTCAACAAGGAACTTGTACCAGGCAGCAGGAGTGCCGAAGGTTTTCTCTATAGTGCTTTCAATAGGTGAAAGCTCATAAGAACCATAGGTCCCAGCCATCTTATTAAGGCCGTATGTCATGCCCCCACCGATAATAGGAAACATCATGAACGGGAAGGACAGGGCAGAAACAACTCCCTGCTTTATTGCTTTCTCCTCGCGCTTGTTCTTGTCTTTGCTCCGGTCATTGGAAAGGGTGTAATTCATAATACCCTCCACAGTCATTGGAGCAATGAGTCCAAGGAAAACCATGCGGGTAAAGAGTCTTGCTGCATCCATTGGCCTGCCATCTTCCATCTTTATCTGTGAAAGTTTTGCATCAAACCACACTCTGTTAAACATGGCATTGAAGAAGGAATAGAACGGCAACAACAGTTTCGTTCCTTCACCTCCACGCTGGATACCGGATAAACCCGCCTTGCTGGTATCAACACTTGACCGACGAATCATACTATCTGCAATAGTGGAGGCCTCTGCGTCAGTCTTGCCCTCGGCTATAGCCTTGGTATATACATGCATCCACATAGGATAGTTGACCGCCATATCCGCCAGCATATCACAGCAGAATGCGGCCTTGGCCAGCTTGGTCTTGTCTATGCCCAGTACAGTATTATGTTCAAACATGTTATTTCGGAAGTCTGACATGTTCTGGTCCATGAATGAAGTTTTCTCCCTCATCATGGTAGACCGGGCATTAACAAAATCCATCTTCTCCAGAGGATTACCAAGGTAAAACTCTGTCATACCTTTGATAACATTGCCTGCGCCCATCTGCCATACCGCCGTAATAACATTCTGAGGAAGGTCTATTACTAGAGCCTTTGCCCTGAATCCCAGCATTGCCACTGACATTCTGGTACGCAGTTCCCTTACGCCTCTGTCTACAGCTGTGAGGCTCTCCCGCTGATCAGCTGCAATATTAATAAGCCAGTCCTGCAAAGCCTTGGTAGTCTTTACGCCGAACCGGCTATCTATTGCGCTGATAAAATCTGGATTCTTAATAATCTTGTTTACATCAATGACCGGCTTTCTCATTGCCAAGTCATAATTAACATTCTGGATATGGTTGGTAAATGCTGACCAGTTCAAAAGAAGAGGTCTGCTTACCCTTGCCACACGGCTTGAAGTATGGCCGTGACTGGTCATAGCGGAAGCTGTAGGGTTTGCCTTGAAAAGCGCATTGGCTTCCTGCTGGTTCATGGTAACAATGGATTTGCCCGGATCATACGCAATAGGGTAATACCCGCCTGTCATGTCCATGGCCACGCCATCCTTGGTCATAACCTTAAATGGTGTAGGCTCTACCATCTTCACATCAAGACCTGCACAGTCAATTTCATGCTGGCGAATCTCAGGAGCATAGGTGTTAAGGTAATCCCACACACCCTGCACCAGCTTCCAGTGCTTTTCCTCCATCACGGAGAATACCTGCATGGCCAGGCGGTCTATCTGCATATTCTCCATATCGGACATCTTCATGCGCCGCTGCTCAGGTGACTTGAAATAATACCGAAGTCTGTCCCGGTTTCCTTCGTTGCCCCAGTTCATGGCCATCAGCACTATTTCTTCCATGGTCAGATCATTAGGCAGGAAATCAAAGTGATGCCTCTGGTCCTTCATAGCCTCAATGGATTTTCTGTCCCATCCTGCACCCTTAATAACCTTGGTAACATCCTCAATGGCCTTGGCATTCCTTCTCTGAACCTCATCAAGACCATTCTTGATAGGGTTAAAGATATACCTTACTGCCGGGCCCTGTTCCTCTCCCTTGTCAATGATCCGGAGCAAAGTTTCCGTCTTTACCATGGAAGCAATAGGAATATCAATAAGACGGCTCAGTCTCTCCCCAATAGTAAGATATTCCTGCCCCGCCTCGGACTGGTTGCTGTACCGCTCCTTATGCCCCATTACCTTGTCGATAATAGAGGATGTACGCTCCAGCATACTTGCCTTATCCTGATCAGCAAGTGCCCTGTCCATAATCCTTCCTACGTGCTGCAGACTCTTTGTACCATCCTTAAGGTCGCGGAACTCATTAAGGGATAAGCGGCTGTAATGCTTAGGCTCACCCTTAACAACAGACTCCGGAACAATAGGCACAAAGTAGTTTTCCCTGCATGATTCAATAAACTCTTCCAAAGGAACCGGCTCACCACCATCCAGCGGCTGCAGTGGTTCCCTCTTAAGCAGGCCATACTTGGCCATAAGATTATCTATCTGAACATTGAATCTGTGGTCAATATTCTTCTCATCGAGTCCGCGCTTGTTGATACGACCAAAGAAGCGCATACCAACTTGGATTTCCTTTTCAGCACGCATAGCCTCCATGGCCATAGCACGCTGTAAAAGCTCCTCGTCCTTGAAGATAACAGCCTGGTCATAATCACCCTTTGCCATGGCACGGGTTGCCTGTCTGCCAGCTTTGGTTGCAGCCGCCAGCATCTTACGCCACTGGCCCGCCTCAGATATACGCTGATTGCCAATGGTATTCTTGGCCACCTCACGGGCGGCTCTGGCCTTCAGCTTGCCTTGCATAACCTCGGCATCCTGTCTGCGGGTATCCCTTGCCTGTTTCTCCTTGGCTTTTTCAACAGCCTTGTCCTCATGCTCCTGGGCCTTACGCTGAGTCTCGGCCTTTTCCCTGCCTTCAGCCATAGCCTCAGCAGTTTCCCTTTCATTCTTGGCCTTAAGCTCAGCTGCAGCATTCTTCAAAACCTCAGCTTCAATGCCTATAGCTTCGAGGGATTTATTATTGGTAACAGCCTTAATAGCCTCACTCTGGATATCTCCAAGCTGTCCGTCTTTCCACTCTTTCATCTTGGCATCTACGCGGGCCTTCAGTTCCTCAGAATAAGAGCGACTGTTTAAGATAGCCTGCCTCAGCTCATCACCGGATTTGAAGCCGGTAAGATCTGCGACATCATCAAGAGTCCACTGACCGTCCTTGCTGAACCAGCTCTTAGGCATGGCCTCCACGGCCTCCGCACCGTACTGTTCAATAGCCTTGGCCTTATCCAGCTTTAAGCCGCCCCCGTTATCAAGGATAAACTCAATACCAGGAGTATTCTTGCTGAGATTAATGAACTCATCATCAGGCGGAATCTCGCCAAAATACCTTGACTTGGTGCCATTGGTCAGATGGTCTTTCGCTATCTGCTCATAGGCCTTACGCATATCCTCCGGCATTTCAGCAGTAGTATCCCCGGCCTTAACCTTGTCAATGTACTCAGACCACTTCTTTGGAAGTTTCCCGCCAGGTAAAGTGGCAAGCATTTCAGTGTACCAGCTCTCATTAAGGGAACCACCCTTATAGAACTGGTCTGTAAGCTCACCCTCTGGAGTAACCACACGGCCACGCTTTTCAACACCCAGCTTGGAATTCAATACCAGATGATTAATAACATCATTCAGTATTTCCTGTCTGCGTGTCTCCACTGCGGCCTTGATGCCCTTCTTGTTCATAGGGGCAGACATCAGCATACGGGCAATATATAATGGCTCCTGCTGCAGTCTCTCAGCCTCCTGCTCCGTTGCAATATCACGGGCAGTAGCTTCCATCTTGCGGAACTCAGGACTGAGCTCTTTCATTACGCGGGCATTCATAATCCGCTGTGCTTCCTTGTGAGCATCCTCCAGCAGCTTAGTGTATTCATGCAATTCCTTAAGGCCCAGCTCCTTGCCACCAAACAACCTCTCTGAGTTATAAAAGAGTTCGGCAGCATTAATCTGTTCCTCACTGGCAAGCATACGGTCAAAGACTCCGCGCACATCGTCATTAATTGGGATAGCCTGTCTGGTCATCTTTTTGTAGATGTTCTTCATCCAGTTGGTGAATTTCTCGAATACACCCACAAGCTCCAATGAAGGGGCCTTACCTTCGGAAAGGTAAGTCTCGTAAGCGGAAGTAATCTTCTCATGCTGGGCGGCAGTCCATGCCTCACCATCCTTTGCCCCCACAAACTTATTGAGAATCTCAAAGTCCCTGATTACTTCCTCAGAAGCCTTGCCAGTTTCAATGGCCTGTTTGTAGAGATTCACAAAATGATGCATCATCTCATGGGACAGGGTGCTATAGTCTGCATTCTTATACAGCTCAATGATAGCCTTGCCCTGCTCCGGTGGGATGTATGCGCCTTGGATTTTCTCTGGGTCTGCATCATTTATGTCTACGACCTTATTTCCTTTTTGTAAGAGCGGATTTTCTATTAATAATTTCTGCCCAGTATTAGGATTTTCGACAATATGCTTATTGATTTCGGCCCTTGCCTCTGATATACTTAAGCTACCAAAGGAACCTTCTTTGCTAGGTCTCAAGACCCCAGGGCTTCCGGATGTTTCATCTGCGACTGGGGCTCCAGTAGCGCCGATGCCGGAATCGGTTGACGGAGTAGACCGCCCGTCAAAAGAGGTTCCTTTTTTTATTAGTTTATTTCTATCTTTAGCTTTTCTTGGAGATATAGATACAACAGAATAATAATCTCCACCAACAGCATCATTTGTCATATAGTCCAATGTCATTGCGACTATTTTTCTAGGGTCTGCATTGGATTGTTTAATGAGTATTACTCGTTCAGGTTTATCCGCAGTTGCAGATAAGACCACACCATCTGAGTAATTATTTAAGATATCTGATACCGCCTCCTGCAGGGAATTATATCCTTCGACATTTCGTAAAAAATCAATATGCTTTTGGATGTGCGCGGCTCCTGCGCCATTATTGCTATTTCTATCGCCTACATGAAAGCCCATCTGTAATCTTACGGGGGCTTTTTTTAGTGCGCCTTCATTTTCAGTATAGCCTAAATGCCCATAATCAAGATTATCTTCCCTAGTGCGGATGTAGATCATATCACCCTTATCCGGGTCCATAGACTGTTTCAATGTCTGGGCGGCAGCGCGTTCCTCGGTAATGCGTTGTGCATCGTACATTTCCTTACGGGCTACAACCATATCTTCCATGGCCTCTGCTGCATCCTTATAGCCCAAAATCTTAAGGATTCCTCTTTCCTCTGCACGAGCGAACATGGAATGGATAATATTGGCCTGGCTCTCTATAATTCGCTCGGAGGCTTCTGGGTAAGCAGTGCGTACAAAATCAACTGCCTTCTGGTATACTGGTGACTCTTTATCAATCCCCTCACCCCTAGACATCTCCTCTGCCTGCTTCTGAAGCTCCTGGAAATAGGCTGTAGTATCCTCGATCTCACGGTCAGTATACTCGCCCATACGAACATCCTTGGCAAGGCCATTGATATGCTCAGTACCGGAATACTCTTTCACAAATGTAGAGGTCTTTACATTGATATCCTGTCCCTGCTGCAGGGCAGTCTGTAATTCTTCCTCAGACACTCCCAGCTTCTTTGCTTCCTCTACAGCACGGCTTGTGTTCTCCGGATCTATCTGCTGGAAGTATGCCACAAACTCCTTGGCAGGAATGCCAACAGTTTCCAGTTTGGAGCCCTCGACCACACCATCAATCATTGTGCCAATGGATTCCTTACTGCGCTTGGATGTCTTGGTGTCCTGCACAGCCTTGTCAATGGCAGCCAACGCCTCAGCTGTAGTAGTCTTTGGTCTTGCACTCTCAGCTGGCTTAGGTAGAGCAGAACCAACGATATGACCGCCACCGATAGTAACACCGGACAAGGTAACAGCAGTAGGTACAAACTCAGTAGTAGCAGAATAGATCTGCTCAAATGCTCCTGGTTCGTTACTGTGATCAAACTCCAGCCCGCTCAGTTCCTCAGAGGTTTTACGCGCTGCAAGCTCAATAGCCTTAGTACCACCACCGAAAATGGCGGACTGTTCCACTGTGGATGCCGCCAAGTTCTTCATAAATACCTGCCATGCCGCCTGCTTGGTTTCAGGATTATTAAGCACTGCATCTGGTACCGCGCCCTTAAATGCATCCGCAATAACTGCACCAGATACAGGAGAGCGGGACAGAAGGCGACTCACACCTCCTGCACCCAAGGCGGCATTAAAAATACCGCTACCTAATGCGCCATAATACGCATCATCAGCGGTCATATACTTACCATCTACAGATTTTTGACTGATACTTTCCAGGTACTGGTTACCCATAGCGCGAGTACCCATGCTGTACGCCATACCAGCGGTGAAGCCTTTACCGAAACCACCAATAGCACCGGGAATAGCTCCCACACCAGCGGCAGCCAAACCAACACCGCCGCCAATGGCAGCACCAGCAGCGCCGCCTTCAAGACCCATAATAAAATCATTCTTCATGCCGGCGATACCGCCAACAATAGAAGCCATATCCCAAGTAAACGGATTATACCATTTGCTTTCTGGATTGTAATATTTCTTGGACAGTTCTTCTTTGCGCTTGTTAATGTTCTCCAGCTCCACACGCTGATCAGCGCTTATTGTGGTCATATCCAGCCCATTGTGCATCATATCTCGGCCTATCTCAGAACTTCTCAGTTCCAAGTCTGACAGTTCCAGATGATCCTTGATGCTGGTAATGGTATTCTCCAGCCCAGCCAAGGGGTTAATATCATCCAGTGATACCGCCATATTTTTCTGATCGGTAAGATATTTGGCTGTTGCAGGGTTATCCTCAACGAATGTATCCCAATCCTCCGGGCTGTTGGCTTTGGTTTTGGCAACATTAAACGCAGCATTCAGAATCTGATTATCCGCCATGCCACTCTGGATAATTTCTCGTTTTTGAGTATCATCTAAACCCAGAATATTTGTGGCCTCAACTAGCCTGGCTGCTTTCTCGCTATCAGTACCATTTTTCGCATTAGCCAAATACAAATCCCTTATTTCAGTAGATTTTTCAGAAGGTACATATGCAGAAGGTTTGGTTGATTCCCATAAAGATTGGATACCATTAATGACGCTATCAACCATAGATTCTCTATTTTGTTTACGATCAAGAGCCGCCTTTACCTCATCATATGAGTAGGTTTTTCCTGTTTTGTCGCTGTAATAACTACCATCAGGTGCTGAAATTATAGCCATGTTCTCACCTCATCATTACTCCATATCATCCTCATCTAAACCCGTATTGCCATTGCTATCAATCTTAACACCATTGACATCCTGTCCAGCAATACCACTAGGTGAATCATTAGGACGGCCCTTCTCGTCAAAGAATAAGCCCTTTTTAATAACCACTTCCCGATTTGCTTCTTCGGCCCATGCTGATATTTCATAAGGTGTTGGAGGTTCATCAGGGTGGTTTCTTCTTTTTTCATCTACTTTCTTTTGAACATATTCCATAGTATATGTTCTTCGAGGTCCTTTGATAGGGTCTTCTGGATTACCAACAACATTTTCAAAAGCATATTTCGTTTCAGCATTGTTAAACCATGCCCACTTCTTAACTGTCCCATTACTGGAACCAAGCAATGCTCTTCGCATAGTATAGGCAGTTTCGGGGTCAAGATTTGAAAGATTTTCTAATGTTTTATCTACTTCAAAAGTAGTTAACTCTTTATCTTTATTAGACCAAAGGTATTGATATACTTCCTTCCTTGCATCTCTTGCTGCCTTTTTCTCCTGTTCTTCATTATAGTTTTTATCTCTTCGCTGAATACCTAAATTGTTACCATACACCCTGCTTACGATAGTTGATACCATTCCCACAGGAGCACCCTTTGCCAATGCAGCTTCCCGTATTTCAGTTTCACTACTAAAAGACTGTTTTGATAACTCAGCAATAATACGGTTATAAAATTCATTTGTTGAAGACTCTTTATTCCCACATACTCGGTCAATTTCTGCATACGACATTTCAAGCATCTTTGGGTTATCTGTACTAACCCATCTTCTTGTGGCTCCTTTTCCTTCCGGTATAGGATCTCCATGATCAGAGAAATGTATATGGTCACCAGTCCAATTTGCTGAACGAGTTTCATATTCATCCAGTGGAATAAGCCCCAGTTCTGCTCCCATACGAATGACATCATGTCTTACCTCTGGGTTCGTTAATTCATCCTGAGCAATATCCACAGCTTGCCCAGAATAGTGCCAGGATCCATCATCATGACCTCTACCGTCAGCCCATCCCTCGGAAAGATTCAATTTAAACCCATACTTATCCTGAACCTGCTTTGCCAGAAGAGCTACTTTTCTAGCAGTGAGTTTATCTAAGTTATCAATATTTACACTGTTATTGTTCAGTGTAACGACATCACCCAGGTTTGGTTCAGCTTGCGAAGTAGAGAAATCTTTCTTGTAACCTAATACAAGATTAATATAGTTTTGTGTTTCCTCATAAGGAGGTACACCATTATGATCCTTTACTGCCCCCGGCCCTGCATTATAAGCTGCCAATGCCAGCGTTTCGTCCCCGCCAAATGTGTCAAGAAGTTCACGAAGATATTTGGCTCCACCTTCTATGTTTTGCTGTTTATTATATGGATCAATGCCAAGATGCGCCGCTGTATCAGGAATAATCTGCATAACACCAATTGCGCCACGATAGGAAACTTGGTCTTGTTTTCCTTTCGATTCTTGCATTGCTACAGCAGCGACCAGAGACGGATCAACATGATACTTTTCAGCCGCACTAACAATCATTGAATCAATATCTGTCCCAAAGTATGATCCACTTCCACCGCCAGCACTATATTCCCAGTGTCCTGCTCCAGGCCCGAATTCTTTAAAAGCTCGTTCTCGTAGTTCACCCTTGTTGTAGGTCATTCCATCGGAATTAGTATATTCTCCAGAATTTATCCACTCAGTTACTTTTGAAGCAACTTCCTGACGATTCCTTGTAGTACCTGATTTTGCCGCTATAAGGGACTCAGTTTGCGCATCAACCTTACCATGAACAAACTCAGCCAAATCAAGTAAACTTTGGGAATTACCACCTTGCTCAAACATTTGAGCCATGCTAACACTAGTTTTGGAAAACTGGTCTCTCCACCATGCCTCAGCTGATTCTTTGGAAGCTCCGGTCATTTGCTGATATTGTGCCAATCTCATATCATGTGTACTAAACAAAAAATGCATACCAGCGAGAGTTCCATTTTCTACAGCAAAATTTGAATCTGCCTGGTAATCCGCATTCAAGGTGTTTACACCAGCTGTATAGCGTTCATCACCTTCATGTCTTGCAATAGATGTTCTGGTCTGTTGCATAAAGGGAGATACAGACTGCAATAGCTTGGCCCGCATATCTTCGGACTTCATTTCTCCCATGACCTTATCCAAAGTCTCATTACTCCAGTCGGTAAATTCCTTTGTCATGCCATACACTTGAGTCTGATGCCTGTTCATATAGCCATCAGTGGAGTTGTACATACGATCCATAACCTGCTGCTTGATACTATTAGCAGCAATTAAAACATTATTGTCATCTTCCTGCTGTTGCAATTTAATAGCATGCTGGGCTAAGGTATCACCCAGCTTGGCAAGGTTCTCATAAAATCCTGCCTGCTCCTTTGCCACTGTAGTTCCAAATGCAGCAGGGGAGCCCTGTGGAACCGTAGGATTAATTGTAGCTGTATATCCTGCCTGTTGCTGATAGGTAGGAATATTACCGTTATTTAAAGCCATCCTTTAACACCTCGATTCCTAAGTGATGTCATCTCTGCCCATGTTGGCACTGTGAATCTATATGAGGAAGGGCCAGCAGTAGTAGCCACAGGCGTACTGGTTGTAGTACTGCCACCGCTTCTGCCCATGGAAGTCTGGCTGAAGCTCAGGAAGTTATTGGCAAACTGAGTTCCAGCGGAAAGCAGACCAGACGAATAAGCAATCTTTCCCGCTGCTCTTTCTCCTGCTGCCTGTGCCTGGTACTGTGCAGACTGTATCTTACCGCTTGTCCTGATATTCTGGGACTGAACATCGGCGTTATATTGGATAGCCATAGCATCCATTTCAGATCTGGCAATACTGTCATCAAGAATATTCTGATATGTAAAGCTGTTGGATACTCCACGGGAAGCCATGGCCGCCTTCTGGCTCTTGGTCATGGACTGTCCCTTTATACGTGCCTCGGATGCCTGCATACCAGCCGCCCTCTGTACACTGTCAATGGCATTCTCGTTCATCTGCTGATTTACCTGGTCCATTGTCTCCAGATATTCAGCATTGGCATTATGATAATCCCGCTGGGCCTTTGCAGCATTGATTCCACCAAACAGCTGCATACCCATACCGGCAATGGAAGCTGCCGCTGTAGTACACATATCTTTCACCCCCTATAAATAAAAAACTGCCGAAACTCCCGTCCCAGCAGTGTATATTTCTCATCCATAAACTTCGCCCCCAACCTCTTCAGCCAGCGGACAGATTCCTTGTGCTCCATACAAATACAATTCGTTAAATATGAATATCTGACCATAAGGTCATTCTTCAGAATATCAAAGGACTTTATCATAAACTCCTTTGGATAGCTGTTAATCTTATCTGTGCCTAACAGCCAGAATATCCCTCCGCCATCAGACAGAGGTTTGGAGCCCATAGCGCCTATAGGCTCCCCATCTGCTAAAAACACTTTTGAATCAGGGCACACAGCTATGGAAGTTTCCAGCCCTTCAAGCGGGGTATGGTTCACAGCCATGCACTCAAACTTATCAATCTCTCTCATGTTGTCCGCAATATAGCGGACCATCTCATCATTGGGTTTGGCAAATGTTATATGTTCATGTCGTTTAATCATCGGATACCGTCAGCCCCATTATTATTCCAAGTATAGTAATCGGCATTGGGATGTCCTGCACCACCATAACACGGCCACCCTCGCTGCAGGAGAAGTTGCCATTGACGATTGTATCCCCGGTATAAAGCGCAAGCTTGTTGCCAAGGTAATCCGTCTTGCTTCTTCTCTGCCATTCATCCAAATAGTCCTCAACCTGGCCAACCTTGCCACCACGACTGTTAAGCAGTCGAAGGATAACAGCACCAATCTTGATGTTGTGCCCCTGCAGAACACCTCTTACAAGTCCCTGCATCTCAATGTTCATGGTTTCAATTTTGGCAGTATAGGTCAGCCCTACGGCTATTTTCTTTCCCGCCCTGTCCAAGATCAGGTTACCGTCTAAAGGCACCTCAACCTTTGGCATTACATTGCCATCAATTAGCACGCCTACAGTACACCCTGCAAGCTGTGGGCAGGAAATAGTATTGGTCTCACTGTTGCTATCATACACGCTGGCAGCATCCATATACAGCTGGTCTGCTGGGTCTGTGGTTGGAAGTCTCTTGCTCATGCGCTCAATATATCGGACTGTCTGCCCGTTAATCTCGCGCTTGACCACCGCCCAGATCCGGGCATTATTGTTGTACGGAATGCAGCACACGCTTTCAAACTCGCCCTGTGTTTCATGTTCTGCCCAGGCAACCATCTTCTGCTCCGGCATATAGGTACATGACAGCAGAGCACCATCGTCTCTTACCAGCCAAAGAATTGAATCCGGCTCCAGCTGATAGGTCATATCCACCGGAGGATGTTCATTGATCAGACAAGCAGAGAAAAGAGAAATCTCATCACCAGTATATGAGTCATGCACATAATCATAACCAATATTCCTTACTGCGCCGCCTGTCTCCTGCACATAAATACACTGGGAACCTACTGCAAGTATATCCATGTTCTTTGCCCCATAATAGGACTCAGCACGCTGGGTAATGCTTGTAGGTGTAAGTGAATTGCCGGAGAAGGAAATAGTATTAACACCATCCTCGGAAAATGCTATAAGGCTCTGTCTCATAGCTATGAGGGTATGGATAATACTCATCTTTCTGCTAGTCAAAATAATCTGAATGGAATCATCATCCTCAACCTTTGGGGACGATGTTTCAAAATTGTAATAATCTGCCGGCTTGCTCATCCAGACACCGCGGGGGCTTCCTGTAGTACCGGCAAAGCAAAGACGGTCCTCATAAAAGCATACGGCTGAAGGATAGCCCTGCACGCCACTCCATGCTGCCTCAAACCACATGTCACTGGAGGTTGTATTGGCCAGTGGCTTTTCAGATGAGACAGTCGCAGAAGCATGTTTACTATCCGTAATGCCTGTAATTGTCACATATCCCACATTCACATAAGGGTCAACACTCAGCTCCATTGTGCATGTTCCTGAGGTTATGGAAGCCAGCCTTGCACGAAGTATGCACTGCTCACCTTCCTCAGCATACACATTGAAATTAGCCTCAGAATCCTTATGGGTAAATGACCTTAATTGCATCCATGTGGAGCCATTATCGTATGAACGCTCTACTACTGCTGTCCCTACCCAGTCGGAACCATGGGTAACATAACGCCAGGTACAGTTTGTTCCGCACTTAAGTGTGGATGTGGTAAAAGCTGTCCCACCGCTGCCGCTTACACTGCCGCCGCTCATGTGCTGGTCAATGCGCCATACTGAATTTACATGACCACTCTTGAAGATGGCCTTTGAAGCAGTAAGGGTAATATTCCCCGTAGCAGCTGATGGTGTTATCGTGCTGGTCTCGTCAAGGTTCTGGGAAAGAAACGGTCCCCTTTTATAAGCATAGGCCGTAAGGCTCCATGAAATCAGACTGTTACGGCTCAACACATAGGGAGCCACATTCTGGCACGCAATGAATATCATGTCTGCACTCTGCACGAAGCGCAGTTTGGATAGCATTGAAGATTCATAAGGTGTAACAAGTTCCACAATGGTATTGCCATTCATTACCCTTGTGCCATCTGAGTTCCAGAAGCGTACATACTTATGACCAAACTCCATGACATAGGCCTGTGAGTCGGAATACACAAATGGAAGCAGGCGACATTTCTTGCTTGCTTCCTTGGCAGCACCCAAATAAAGGAACCCTGTCCTGTTGGATACCGAACCAAACTTGTGTATAAAGAAGTTCTTGCACTCCCTCAGTCCACTCGCATACCGCTCATTATCAATTCTGCCCCACACCTTGGGGTCAAACTTTCCACCGGCAAATGACGGCTGCATATAGTATGTAGTAGCCATTTACCTCACCCCCTGGCATTGACGAAGAATCCATATATTTCTTCATCGTTATTCTTCTCTGTCTTATTGGCAGTTTGGGCGGCACTCAGACATGCAGCATACATCTGGCTACACTTACTGAAAAGTCCCGTGTCAGAAGCCAACGCCTGACAGACATCCGTTGCCAGCCTCCAGCCAAGGCAGTCCACAAACTGGCTGTCCCACTTTGTAGGGTCCTCTACCAAAGCTGTATAACGGCCATAAGCCTGCGGGCAGTCCGTGGCTATAGCCTGCTGGTTGGTTTCCGGGGAAAGCACGCTCTCCCACTTATGATTCAGATCACCGCTCCTGATACTGTTTTCGTCCTCAATAGCCCAGAGGACGGCACAGTCATTTGGATAGCGGTATAAGTAATCCCACCCCAGAACCTTCTCTTCATTGAGCTCCGCCAGTGGGATAATCTTCCTTGCAAAATTCCATTCAGCCCCTCGCAATACGCTGTGTACCGCGAGAGACCAAATGGCTTTCAATTCAGTTGCAGGAGTACTGACATCAGTCTCCACATTATTTACGGGCCGTACGCCAATACGGCGCAGCGCAATATTACATATCTCAGTTTTGCCCAGGGTATTTGGCATAACGTGCCCCTCCTCTTACGCCTTCTTGGTCTTGCCCTTGGTAGTCTTAGGAGCAGTAGCAGGAGCCTCAGCAGGCTCCTCTACCTTCTTCTCACTAACAATGGCAAAATGTTCATTCGGTGCCTTATCGGCCTCAACAGTATCGCCCTCACGCCAGTAAGTACCGTTGTAGCCGAAATTATCACGAACAGCAATAAACTTAGCCATCGATGTTCACATCCTTAGCCATGTTCAAGGTAATCTTACCTGCGGTTGCGTTGCTGCCGGTTACAGTGTAGTAAGCACGGACATAACGCTTGGTCTTGATTGGCAGACGCTCCTTGAACACTTCAGCACCAGCTGTAAGAGATGCAACAGGGATAGCCCCGGAACTGATAAGAGTTTCAGGAGAAGTAAATGCAGCATCAGTAGCAGTCTGAATAGTAATTGTCAAGGAAGTAAGTGTTGCGAACGCAACATCAACCGTAGCAACAACAAATACTGGTTCATAAGCTGCACCTGCTGTCTTCAAGTCAACATAATTAGTGGAGGCCGCAGAAGCAGTGACGGCCTGTTCTTTGGAAAGCTGTAAAGCCTTATCGAGAATCATCTGTTTGTACCTCCTTCTCAATTAAACAACCTGTGCCTCAGTGGACAGAATAGCATCACAACGGCGAACAGGAATACCATCAAACATGGTAACAGTCTTGCCACCAACGGTCTCCTGGGTCAGCTGATAAACAGTCTTGTTCATGATCTGACGGCGCAGGAAGGAACGAACAGTCTTGTTGCACAGGAAGCTCAGCTTGGTAGTGCCCTCTGCATTGGATGGCAGCAGCTCCTCAGCCTGTACCATAAGGTCAATGAGGTCTGCACCAGAACCAGCATTCTTGGTAAGGGTAGCTACATCTACGTTGGCAATTCGTACAACATATCTCCAGTCGCGTACGGTCAGACCGCAATCCCACTGATAATGAGTACGATAGCCCTGATACTTGCCGCCCTGTGCATCGGTCAGAGTAATACCATCCGGATGACCAGCAGACAGATCAGTGTGAGTAATACCTGCCTTGAGTCCCTTTGGATAAATACCAAATACGGTATTAGGGCCCCAACCTACCAGGTAGATAGAAGTGTTGGTGGAGCTGGTGCCACCTGCATCCAGCACATTAGCAGAGGATGGAGCACCAGAAAGAGCACTATAACGAGGAGCAAAGCCTACAAACTGTTCTGGCTTGGACTTATCACCGTACATGAGAGCACGGCAGAACTCCTGATTCATAGCCTCAAGGAAAGCCTGATCCTCAGAGAGACGGAAGTCAGCAGTATTACCATTAAGGTCTGCCAGCTTCTTATCAATCTCGGAATAAGCTTCCAGCATACCGCAAGTATCAACGATCTGTGCGGTTGCGGACTTACTGTCCTGAACACCATAGTTCAGAAGTCTCCAGGCTACATCTGGGAGTCCAGTACGGATAGTGGTCTTATGACCGGTTGGCAGGTTACCTTCCTGCCAGTGCATGTCTTCCAGTACCTCATTGGTGCTGGTCAGGATTTCTGCAATCTTGTCAATCTTACCCTGTGGGTCCTCTCGACGTGCGATATCCTGCAAAGTTACAATTGCGTTTGGCATTTCTTTTTACCTCCTTAGTTGAGTTCTGGGTAAAGCACACTTGCAGCAGATTTGTTTTTGTCTGCGCTTGGCTTACCCGTTTCAAATTTATCTTCTTTAATGGACTTCCCTACGTGCATAAAGAACTCCACAAAAGACTTGTGATTATCAAAGCCACAGGCTGCCAGCATATTCTGTACATCCTGCGGTGCGGACTTGAAGCCTCTTACTGCATCAGCAATTTCTTTCTCGCTGAATGCCTTTCTGGTCTCAGCCTTCCATGTCTCAGCTTCCTTCTTGGCAAACTCATCAAGATTATCCCGCTGCTTCTGCATCAGCTTGACCTGATAGTCTACCAGCTTCTGAGCTTTTTCCTGGCTGAGGTCCAGCTCCTTGGCCAGATTCTTATATTCTCCCAAAGCCTCCTCACTGAAGGTAAAACCTTCCGGAACCTTGAAATCCTCATATTTTTCAGGAGCATTGGAAGACTCCTTCTCACCTTCCTCAGATTCGGTGCTCTGGTTATCCTCAGCAGCTTTATCCTTGCCACCATCACCTTCCCCAGAAAGTAAACCTTTATCCTCAGAAGTTGTGTCCTGATTCTCCTCACTACCAGTAGACAATAAACCCTTATCCTCAGTTTCATTGGTAGTTGTGGTTGTTTCGTCACTCATGTAACATTGCCTCCTTTATCTTCTTCAACGTTTCGGCCTCTTCTTCGGCCTGCTTGGTATGTTCAGCCCGCATAACCTCATACGCCTCCGGGGCGGCAGTCATGACCTCCTGCAAAATATGTATGCCTATATCACGCTGGCCTTCCCTAAACGCCATGATAACGGGGTTAACATCCATTGATTTATCCATTACCTTGCAAAGACTGAGCACATACCACAAGAACCTGCGGAATGTTTCATCATCCAGCAGGTTCTTAAGATCTTGCACTAGTTTCTCTTGTCTTTGTCTTTCCTGTTCATTTCGGGCATGCTGTTCAGCTTTGTCCATATCATAATCAAACAACTCCACTGCCAGCACCTCCAAGGCCCGTTATGGCAGCAAGAGCATTATTGTCATCCAGCTTGGCATCGGACAATGTCTTAGCACCCTGTACCATAGCACCCATATCCTGTGCCATCTGCTGTTGCTGCATGGCCTGTTGTTTCTGCTGACGGATATTCTCAATATCCTCTTTGGATCTGATGCACTTGGCTGGCATACCGTTGGCCTGCATATAATCAATGGCCGCCTCATCAATGTCCACTACATCTACAACATCTGGGAACAGTCCAGCCACAGAACCAATAAATCCAAGGCTCTGCTGAATGGAAGTAGTGGCCACCATCTGCTGTGCCTGGGCAAGAACAGATATGAAGTTTACCTTCAGCATTTGCTGATTCAGCTCAGGCGGTGGCTCTGGGATAAGCCCTCCGCGCATCATGATGTTGAATACTCTCTTGATAAGCGGTGCATGAAGCTCCTGATTCATAGACTCCAGCACCGGGCCAAGGTTCATCATCTTCTCCTCATGCTTCTCAACAACTTCACGGGCCGTAATAGGCTGTGTCTGATCACTGTTGAGAATCATCTTGAAAAGATCAACATACATCATTTCATCAATGCGCTGTTCAGTGCGCTGCACATAGGTTGCCAGAGCATTGAAGTCTATAGCTACCTGGTATGTTGCCCTTGCTCCCGTATCACTTCCGGCTGTTACTGGATCAAATGGATTAACACCGCCTGGCATAGTGTTCACTGCCTTGGCATTACCACTGACATTAACTGGAGGATCTACCATCTTGGCAAGGCCCATAAGCCCCCTGCGTTCCATTTCCTGCAGCGACTTCTGGTCACCCATAGCATACATGGCAGGGGATACACCATAAATGTCTGTGGTCTTGGTTACCTCCCAACGCGGAGCAATAATAGGGAACTCGTCATAGCCGCCCAACCTCAAAACATGCCCAGTATCTTTTCCTGGTACCCAGTACACTGAGCGGAATGGTTTGTTGGCAAAATCCCTCTGTCCTTTGATGCGGTCATCATTAGGCTCAATGATGTGCGCTATGGTGTGCATCACATTCAGCTTGTCATCCTTGTATTCGTTGCGTATAGATTCAGTAACATTCTCCAGCCCAAATACACTTACCAGCTGAGCAACACTCATATTGATGCGGCGGGCAAAGGTATTTACCATGCCGTACTCATCCACATCAAGGAAATACTGACCACAGGTCAATGACTTGCAGTTAAACACCCTGTCATAGTTTTCCTCCACTGGGGCGGCAGCTGTACCAAACAGGAGCAATTCCGCATACATCATTGGCAGAATCTTATAGATGTTGCTTGTGTTGAATACCGCGTATATACGGGACTCAACATCATCCAGCCACGCCATCACCCTTGCATCCTTGGCAAGCTCAGGATCACCAACTGCCAGCTGGAACCAAGGACGGCTTGGAGAAGTCAGGCCACTATGAAGGCCTGCTGCTGATGTTCTCAGAGCGCGGATGAATTTGTTGTTAAGGATTCTCTTATGGTCTATTTTTCTCGCCTGTCGTGGATCATCACCATTAAAGAAGCCTCTGGTGGGATTACCCCATTGTTTCAGTTCTTTCCACACTGGAAGCCAGTTCTCAGCATCCTGCTCCATCTGCTTAAATCTGGCCTCTATCTTTTTTCTATTTGCAAATTCTGGCATACTATCACGCTCCCAAGCCACTCTTTAACTGAGTGCCGGAAGAAGATGCAACAGCACTTGAACCAAGGCCACTGCTGTACTGCTGACCTGCACCAGTGATGGTGGAGCCCATACCCTGTGCCCCTGCAATTCTTCTCCTATTCTGTTGAATCGCTGCGGAAACATTACGGGATGCCTCAGTAGCACTTGCTGGCTTTGCGGCTGCTTCCTTTGCGGCCTGAACCTGTGCCTGTGCTGCTTCTCTCTGGGCCCTTGCTGATTCCTCTGCTGCAGCTGCCTGCTGTCTGCTGGCACCATATCCCAGTATTGCAGAACCAATTACTGCCGATACAACATCACACATATCTTAAACACCTCCAAAAATGTCATAGGGCTGTCCATTGGCCCACATGAGCTTCTCATTATCCTCTTTCTTTCTGACTTCCCTCATAAAGGTTATTGCCAATGCATCTGCTCGGTTAGGAGATGCGAGCCCACGCTTTTTCATGGTCTCCTTGGACTCCAGCTGAATCCTGCCATCTTCTCTTGGCTTTGTCTCCGGACCGACCAGATCATCACATAGCTGCTGATCATCTGGGATAGCTCCTCCCTGTTTCAGCCAGTCCTTCATCCGTCCCCAGCCATAGGCACGGAGATTATAATATCCTTTATCTGGGGAAGCCTCGGCGAAGTTCACCAGCATCCAGCTTCTTCCCAGGTGCTTTCCTGCGGAATAGATGCCAGTGCCCCAGCCCATATCTATAATGACTCCATCAGCTTTGTGCTCATCCTCAAACTGGGCCAGCCTGTTTGCCATCTGGAAATCATCATCATTCTTTGAGTAAATAGCCAGTATAGATGATGCAAGCCCCTGTCTTTTTACAATGGCTATCTCATCACCGCCGGTCCATGCCGGATCCATGCCAATAATCACTGGAGCAAAATCATACTGCGAAGGGTGAATACTCCTGCCCCTTGCCTCATCAACATAGCTGCGCGGTATAAACTGTGCCTCACTGCTGGAAGGAAATTCTCCAAGCACACGAACCTTCACAAAGTCACTGTCTATGCCCCGCGTGTCTATCCACTCCTGAAGCTGTTTCTTGTTGGAGAAAGAAACGCTCCTGCTGTCCACCTGCTGAGTGTGCCAAAGAGCACGGTCACGATGGAAACAATCAAAAAAGCGCCCGGTATTCCTTGTAGGGTTACCAAACGCCGCCCATATTATTTCTGTATCTGCATCTGTCATGGCTCCTTCTGCTACTTCCCAAATAGTATTGGATATGGCAGAGGCCTCATCAAACAGAAGCAGTATTCTCTTTCCTTGGTTATGCAGTCCCGCAAATGCCTCTGTGTTATTATCACTCCAAGGTATGGCATCAATGCGCCAGTTCTGCTTGTGGCTCTCTTCAACTGAGAAAATAGCTGTAGCCGTACACTCAAACAGTTCCTTGCCTATGAACCGGTTATACCACTTGGTAAGTTCCGGCCATGTCTTATTTTCCAGCTGCTTGGCCGTGTTGGCTGTAACCACTCCACGGGTATCAGGGAATGTGGACAATGACCATAGAATAAGCCACGACACCACTGCGGACTTACCAACACCATGGCCTGAAGCAACAGCTTCCCGGATAACTTGGTCAATGTCTTTCAGCCCTTCCTTTATATCGAGCAAAAGATCTCGCTGCCATTTTTCGGGGCCGTCCATTCCTTCCAGCTCACCTTTGCCCCAGGGAAAAGCAAAATATACAAACCCAAGCGGATCATGTCTGAACTGCGCAAGAGCATCCACAAGCTTAAGCATGTCATTCCTTGTCACTGTTCTTCACCCTTCCCCATGCAGCTGCCAGCTCATCAGCTATACCAACATTACCGGAAAGCTCCATCTCTTTCTTGTCTCTCCAGTTTGCAGAATCCATATTCTTTAGCGCAAATATCAGGGCTGTTGTGTCTGGTGGTACTACCTTCTTTACCTTGCGGGACAGAATCACTTCGCCATCTTTGTCACGTTCATAGATTTCTTCTTCGGTTTCATCTCCCTTGGCCCTTTTAACAAGAGCATTCTCCAGCTCACGTATAACTACCTTTCGTCCCTTTTTTAGGGCCGCCGAAATCGCCGAATAGGTCTTCTTCCACTCACGCAGAGTAGATGCTGAAATCCCCATGTTGCTTGCTATTTGTTCATAGGTGAGACCATCTCTGGCCCAGCCTTCAATCAATAGGAGTCCTTCCTCGGACAACCAATCTTCATATTTTCCTTTTGCCATGTGGTCTCACCTCCTAGGCTTAGTTTTGGCAGGAACCTCATGCCCTTGAAGCTCCTGCCAGTAGCGAAATTCCCATCAAAGGAATTGATGGCATTTTTCCAACAAAAAGACAGCTCCGGGATTTGTAGAGCTGCCTTCTTGCTGTACTATGAAAATATTTAGAGAGGATATTATGATTTCTCAACCATACCTTCCTGACAATAAAAGCATACCACGGATTTTGTCAAGAAAAGTGCTTCCCCACTCAATTTTTTTATTTTAATCTCAAATGGATTTCCACTACTCTATCCAGTACCAACGCCCACCATTTTTTAATGGTTCTGTCAGATACCCATTCGCCATCGTCAAAGATGTACCGCTTGGCTATCTCCTCCGAGTACCTTCTCTGTGTGAAAATTACCCAGGATTTTTTTCCGTGATAACTCTGGGCCTTCCTTTCAGCCTCACGCCTTACAGTGATAAAAATCCTCTTGCGCTCACCAAATGTCTTAAGGGCTATCTCCACTGCCCGCAGCCACAGATACTCAGGGTGCTCAATATCGTACTGGGCAACCTTAATGGCTGCGTTCTCCGTAGGACTGCCTGGGAGATTTGTCTTGCCTCCGACCTTATCACCGGCAGGCACATTGTTGGCACTAAGCCACTCCAGCTTTTTGTCTTCATAGGTCTTGCGTTCATCAGCATAGTTAAGGATGTACTTCTCCGCAGTCTTGCGGTCTTTTTCCATGCTCCTTACTATGTCCTGCTCTCTCTGATCTGCTTCATCCATCAGCCCAAATCACCCCTGTTTTTCCGCGTCTCCAATCCATCACCAATAGCGTTCTGCATAAATAAATAGCCCTCATATAGCTCAAAGAATACATCCGCCCTCATAATCATTTCCCAGGGCTGGCCATTCTTTTTCCATGCCACAAAAGGCATATTCCCTTTACCTTCTGCCTTGGCATCTCTTACCGCCTGTCTCACAGATTCACGGACATTTAGCTTCTCAACATTTTTTACCTCAACATGAAGGTACGGAAGCCCAACCACATCTGCAGCCTGCCCGGTGTTTCCACAAAACTGTTGGGAGCGCCTGACATCTTCAAAGCCATGTTCCTTGCACAGCTTACAGAAGGCCAGTTCCCCGCGTATTCCCTTTGCTCTGCTGTCTATCGGCATTATCATACCCCCCAATCGCCATCAATTCTTATTGGGGCCACCAGCTGGACAATCTCACCTTTTTCCTTGATAATTACAGGACTCTTACTGTCCTTGCCCAAAATCTCAACATTCTCCAAATCAACATACTTAAGCCATTTAGGAAATATGTACACATAAAAATCTCCATCTTTGTCAATGAGCTTGTACATGACATCATACTGAAGATAAGGTTTAACAGTGCCAAGGATACGCAGTTCCTTATACGTCTCCATATCTTCAGCCTCGGTAATCCTCTTGTAGTAAATCTGAAGGGTTTCATATCTGTCAGCAACACGTTCCAATACCAGCTTACATTCCTCCTGTGGCATTCTGAACAGCGTGGCAGCACTCATTGGGGCAACAAATATTTTTCCTTCATCACCGCAATAATATCTCCACATATCAGTGTTCAAATTGGTAGAGTCCTTTATTATATCAATCTGCAATTTATCAAAATTCATTTATCAGCCCTCCCTAAAACAGTGTTATATCTTCTACCTCTGGTATATCCCACAACCAAGGAATGCACTTCCCGTACTTGTCCACCAGCATACATGAGGCTTCTTCATCAATAATGGTATATTCGGTCTTTTTGCCCTTTATCTTGTGGGTCTTACGCTTCCTGCCCAAAATACAGTAATGGCAATTTGGACCGCCGCCGTACTCTTGATCATGGAACGGTGATTTTCCAGCATGGAAGTAAGCACAGTGCTCCTGAATGATACGCATGGCATTGATTACTTCCGTGTCACTATGCTTTTTAAAGTCCTTGTACATGGCTCTCACCTCTTGTCTTCAATCAACCCTTCATCAGTTCCCTCACTTTGATTCGCAGCTGTATGGCCTCAGTCATTGCTCCAACCTCAAAGCCCCTGTCCCATGGTCTGGCTTCCCGGTTCTCCTGGTCCTTGTGTCTCTCTACTTCCTCATCAAGGAATTTCAATAATTTATCAACCATCAATCTACCTCCTGCTATTTGCTCCCATGAAAAACATAATTGTCAAAACTGTCGCTGCGGATCCGCAAATCATACCAACGAAAAAGGTTGCTAACTCATACACGGCTCTTCCTCCCCGATAAATACCAGACACTTCGGAACTTTTTTGCGCCCTAGTAGACGTTTACTGGAAGACGGATAGGTCATCCAGTGAAGATAGTCCATAGTCATTCCCGTCTTTTTGCTGATTTCTTCCAGGGTGCCATCACAGACATTACGTTCACCTACATACAACGCATAAATTTTGCTGCGCTTATTCATGGCTCAGCCATCCTTTCCTCCAGCTCCGCAGCCCTTGCCTCATACCAGGCTGCCTTTTTCATATCCTCGGCAAATCTGCCCTTATGCTTCGCCCTCCAGATGTACTTGAAGGCGGTCACTGTGGCATAGGCCCGCATCCACTCAGGGCCGAAAGCTGATACCATGGCATCCCAGCACTCAATATCCCCGGTGCAATAATGCGGCGGGTGGTTCACCATGTCCGCTTGTTCGCTTGTCTGCTTATCGGATTCACTTGTCTGCTTGTCCGCTTGTTCGCTTATCTTCTCATTTATCTCATAATTTATCTTGTCTTTTTTCTTATCAGTCATTTCTGTCTTTTCCTCCTCAGGCTCCGTTTTTACTGCCTCCGGCTTAGTTTTTATCTCATCATTTTTATTGTCATTCATTTTTGTGTCACTCTTATCTGCAACGCCGAAAGACTCATATAATGTCTCAAAGTCTGTCCTTGCAGCTATAACAGGGAATTTTTTCCTATACCCGTCCTCATAAAGATAAAGCCTCCCAGCTATAGGCTTTTCATTACGGATGCGGTAAAAAGCAGTGGCATTGGACACATCCAGCGCAGCGGCAAACTCGCTCAAATTTCTATACACCTTGTATACTCCGCCGTCACTGCAATCACATTCGATTATTTTCCTTGCTTCTTTTCCTGCCATATTGCCCTCCATCAAAAAATCATGTCATCATCGTTGTAACCTCTGGCATAATCCTTACAGTGAACCTTGGTTACTATCGAATCTATAAAATGCTCCGGGCTTCCTTCCATCCTGCTCAGGGCTACAATACAGGTACTGGAAGCTGTCATCAGATCCATAAGCTCCTCTGCCAGAAGCTCCTTGTTCTTGGAAGTAGGTTCCATAGCAAAGTCAGCAAGTGCCTCCGTTACCTCATCCCATTCCTCATGAATATCCTTTATCAAGTTTCTGATATCTCTTATTTCAACCTTCTCACGGAGAAGAAGGTTTGAAGGTGTTACATTAATTGTCATGCTGCGGGCCTCCTATATGCTATATTCCTTACCTTGTACGCCATTTCCTCATCAGGCGGAACATCCGGATCAATCAGTTCACTTATTCTCTTTAATGCCAGTTCCGGGAATAGCATATTGACCTCACCCTTGGGCAGCTTCAGGGAATTTATACCTTCACAAACCGCCTTAAACTGATTAAGACTCATGCCTCGAAGCTCCTGGAATCTTGCCTTTGCTCTCTCCAGTCTTTCCTTGCCAAAACCAAACTTATCATGAAGCAGCCAATAGAACATGGTCTGAATCTTCCTTACTTCCTTCTTGATACTGTGGTCTATGTAGTAATAGCACCACTCGGCAAAATCGTTACAGTCCTTTGGCTCCCGCATCTCTTTCTTAAAATCAATTCTGAAGCCTTTGCACTCCCGATACAGTCCTGCCTTAAAATAACTTACCTTCTGTCTCCACGGCGCACTGGTCGTGAAATATTCATTGAACTCGTTATAGAGCTCAAAAAATTTCATAATCTTCTGGTAGCCAAAAGCAAAGTTATCATGGAGAACTGTTGCAATCACACTGCCATAGTAGTAATTCAGATAAGTATCAAGCATCTGACAGTTTGACAGGGCAATCATTCTGCCCTTGTGTTCTGCCTTAGATATCTTCTCGGCGATACCATACACCTGCTTCTTAACCTCTACCTCTTTTTTCCGCTTAAGCTGCTTTCCTAATCTGCCCATTATTTCTCCAGCTCCTTAATTCTCGCAGAATAATATTCTTCATAATCCTTGCCCGTGGCCTCAGTCCCTGTGGCATCCTTCCATTCATCCATTATTCGGGCCACATTTTCCGTATGCTTCTGGGCACCTAATATTAATTGCCTGTCCTTAGGCGAAAACCCCTGTAATCTCATGTAAACACCCCATCAACTGTATTTTTCTTTACTGTCTGCCCAGCTATGCCCTGATAATCATCAAACTGATTTCTTGCCATGTCATAACTGAGCTTTGCAGTACCGCCCCCACCGTGCCGGTGCTTTCTCACAATAACCTCAGTCCAGTCATTGACTGATTCAGGGTCATAATACCTGTCACGGTATATAACCATAATGGCATCTGCATCCTGCTCAATGGCTCCAGATTCCTTCAAATCTGAAAGGGCTGGCCTTTTATCATTTCGATTTTCATTGGCCCTGTTTACCTGACTCAATGCCAATATCGGCGCATTGATATCCTTTGCCAGCTGCTGAATACCTCTGGAAATACTGGCCATTTCATTAGTCCTGCTTTCCCTGAAGCCATCAATGGTCATCAGCTGCATGTGGTCAATAACCACAAAATCAACGCCCTTCTTGGTATTTATCAGCCGTGTCCTTGCCCGGATATTCCCCAGCGAATACACATCGTCAACAATATCAAGCTGCCAGCCATTAACCCTGTTTTTCCCGGCTTCAAGCCTTTGGTATTTTTTCCTGCTTTCATCCGTTTCACCCTTTGCCATTGCATTTAGAGCATTAGTTTTTGCTTCTACTTCTGTTATACCCGACTCACAGGCAATGAGCCTTTTATATAAATCCCGCTTGGTCATTTCAAGGGAGAAATATAAAACCTTGTAGCCCTGTCGGCATACATTACGGACAAAATTTAAGGCCAGCGCGGTTTTACCCATGGCGGGACGGCCAGCCAATACGATGTAATGCCCTTCCTGCATCTTCTTCATTACCCTGTCAATGCCAGGTATTCCCCAACTGATGCCTTTATCTTCGATACTGATAAACGAATTAAAGGCTTCCTCCAGCGAGTTATCAGAATGATCCTGCTCAACGGTTCGCAGATCTTCGATACTGTCCACATATCTGCTCAGCGACTCACTAACCTCAATGGTTTTATCCTGCATCTCGGATTCAATGTCATGGGCCAATATAATCATCTGCCGTCTATGTGAGCATTCCTTTATCTGTCTTGCATATAGCTTTAACTGACTGGGATATGCCATCCCTTCACATAGCTTGGTAAGATAAAAGGGTGAACCGATTTTATCAGCCAGCCCATGTTTGTCGATGTATTCCATCACACTGGGAATGGCTAAAGTACCACCATCGGCGAACACTCCGGCAACGGCTTCATATACCGCCTGATTCGCTGCAGAATAGAAATCTTTGGCAGTTAAATAGCTCCCTATTTCAGCATAGGTGCTATTATCACCGTCTTTGTTCAGGATGCACAATTGGAGCAGGGCATTTTCAGCGTCAGGATTCTTGATTTTGTCTAGCTCCATTTTTTATTTCCTCAACCATTTCTTTGGGCAGCCATTCCGGATAATGTGCAGCTCCATTTTTCTTAATATCCTCAATCAGTTTTTGCCGTTCAAGCCACTCCTGATATTCTGGTGTCTCATCCTCATAAACAATCTTTGGTGGCGGTTCCGGTTTGGGTGCATCCTTTTCAGCAGCATCATACCCATCCGTCTCCCAGCTTTTCAAAATGCCCTCGACATATGACAGGCTCCGCTTGTTTCTGACAACAGCTCTTTCGATTGCCTTCACAACGGCTCCTGATCCGAAATGCTTAACATCATCTGCCAGCTTCTCAAGTTCGATACTGGAGCATACAGGTCTGATTCCATCCTGATATGCTTTCAACACCTCATCAGGAACAGCCGTCGGGGAGTCCTCGCGCGCACGCGCGTATTCTCTCTCTATATTCTTATTATTCTCTCTATTTTCTTGGGTGACATTTTTGGTACTATTTGTACCACTTTTGTCACTATTGCTAGTGACATTTTTGGTATTATTATGGTGACATTTTTGGTACTGGGTGACATTTTTGGTAGTACCATTTTTGTCACCATTCCCACTTTTGTCACTAGTACCATTTATGTCACTAGTGACATTTTTGGTAGTATTTATTTCTCTCCTGACCGGGGAAAGATATGTGGTTTTTATCCAACCTTTTTCTTCAAGATTTTTTATTATCCTCATAACCTGTCTTTTGTTCATATTGAGGATATTTCCTATATGATTATTACTGGCATTACACGGGGCGAGAATATATATCTCTGCTGCAACCAGCTTCTCAGATAACGTCAATTCCTTATCTGAGAGGATTTCTATAGGAATCCATAATCCTTTTACATCATGCAATTCCGTCCCCCCTCAACTTAAATACCCCCGCTATTTTCTCATCAATATGCACAGGCTCCAGGATATACCTCTTAACGAAAGTTTCCCTGCCTATTCTGTGAATCTCTTGATGGTGGCGCCGGCACAAAGGAAGGCATCTCATACCTATGTGGCATATCTCTTTCCTGTTGCGCCCGGTTCCCACACTGTCATAATGGTGCAGCTCTGCCTTGCCTCCACACACTGCGCAGCGCTTGTTGACCGCACATACCCACACATATCTGGGCACGTCCTCACACAGCTTATAGAGTGGCTCTCCGCATGGAATACCCTCCATCAGACAGAAGTCTATGAGGTATGTTATGTACAGCTTGGCAGTCTCCTTGGAGCAATCAGACAGAGAAAAGTCAGCCTCCAATGTCTCACCTGTTGCCGCAAACATCAGCTTACTTATTTCCTTGGCTGCTTCCATAGGTGTATAACCCCACCACTCAGAAATAAACTTGATTAAAACGTATGCCTTGCGCCTCTGCTTTGCCGTGATACTATCAACAGTTGTCAGCTCCACCGCCACATTCTTATCCAGTTCATTCAAGTGGTTCTCCAGGCGGGGATTCAGGGGAGCGGAAAACCACAGCTCCCCATTCTTTACCCCTTTTATTTCCGCTTCAATTATCATAAGCTACCTCATGATCAGAAAGGGATCTCCTCATCATTAGCTACAGTTCCACCAAATCCGCCGGCAAAACTTTGCTCCAGCTCTTTGTCTGGAAGTATTGGAAGTGTTTCCAGAGTACTCAGAGGATAAATATTAATCAGCTTGTTATGGCCGTATACCTTGCCATTGTATTCAGAAGGTTCGTTATGTGTCTGACCTGCGAATACCAATCCCTTCAGCTTGGTCTCATCCCAATCCCAAGAGAATCCACTATTGGAATCCTCCAGGCACTTAATGAATCCCTTGAAACGGCCAAGGTTCTGCTCGTCACACATCTGGTAATAAATTGCATCATTGCTCCACTTGGCAACCTTATTGGAATTAGTGTTGGACTGCCTCTTTAAGTCAGCCTCATACTTTCTCTTATAGAAATCCTTGAACTCACCATCAGCCACATCAAAGGCAATCTTAAGCATCTGTCTGCCGGACTTACTGGTGTTTTCCTCAGCCTTAATAATCTTCATCTTGTAATTGCCGGTAGGCAGCACGTAAAATCCCCCGCCAATAATTGGTTCTGCACTCTCATATCCGTTAATCTTCTGCATAAAATTATTCCTCCTCATACTTTGTAAGTGTGTCGATAACAAAATTCATGTCGTTTGGAATGGTCTTATCAAAACATTCCATAGGGCTCTTGGCTGTACTGTGGTCTGCGGAAGTCTCAAATATATAGCCGTCAGCCGTTGCCTTGGATAAAAGTACTGTGGAGAACTTGGACTCCACCACCAGCTTGTCCAACTTGCGGCCGCTTGTTTTCATCTTGGTAAAGATGTAGCCGTTATCGTCCTTATCCGTCTGGCTATGTGCCAGGCACACAACAGTCAGATCATCACGCAGCTTGTGGATGTCGCTGATAAGCTCCCAGATGGATGTTGCCATGTCCTGCCACTTATCAAATCCCTTTTCCCTCATTCTCCGCATCTCATCATTAACCATAATCATGTTCAGGGTATCAATGACAACCACTTTGATATGGGTCATATCCTGATTGTCAATGCGGTTAAGTATCTGCATGATAGTACCGACCTTATCAGTCTCGATATAGTTCTTATTCTCGGTACTGTAATTCTTTTTCCAGCCTCGCCATGACAAGCCCTTGCCATCAGCCTCTATAATGAATGTGGTCTTAGGGTCTAAGGTTCTCAGCGAAGTAGTCTTACCACTGCCGCTCTCACCCATAATCAATATTGCTCTGGACATATATACCTCCTGTTGTCACTTCACGCTCATGCCGATAGCTTGTGTTAAAGTAATTCCATCAAATGTTTTCCCAGCTTTAATGGCTGCTTTTAAGGCTTTTTTGTCTGGCTCCGTTATTATCTTTCTTCTCAGATATTCAGGCGGTACAACTGCGCCTTTTGCAATCTGCACACTAGCCGGATTCTTTTTAAATTTGATAACAAATCGGCCATCCTTATCTTCAAAGTTATGTTCCTCGGTGGCCTGTCGCAGATAATTTTCTGCATCAGCTATCTTCTGTTGTTCGCTCTCTTTTCTCTTTTTAAGAATTTTGATCTGGTTATCAATGGCATCCACCATAGCCTGACGATTTTTAATAAATAGAGCTACGCTTGTAATTTTCTCTTTTATTTCACCTTCAAGTTTGTCCAGATAATCCTTTAAAGGAATAATCTCACCAGTTTCTTCATCTACAGCCTCATCAAGACCTTGTGAGTATGCATCTAATACAGCAGCGTACTCTGCTTTAATCTCATATATATTCATGTGTTGTCTCTCTCCTTTGTTTGTGCTACACTTAAAGCACAAAGTGAATTTTCTGAGTTTTTATTTTTCGCCGTTCTCAGTCGCATCTGGGAACGGTATTTTTTTATTTCAAGAACGGGAAGATTATGCCCGTATAAATAACCGAACCGATTATCCCGCCCAGCACGCCGATCCCCAGCAAAGTCCAAGCCTCATTGCTGAGAAATGGCAGGTTGACCCGCTTGTGGATACGCTTCGGCCTTTTTATTTCAATATGATTAAAGTTATAAAACATCCTGTCCTCCTAAAATGGTGTGTCCCGGTAATGCCTATGCCCTACGATGTAAGCATAGAGCTGTGTTACTTCCTCATTGTTGCTTCTGGCCAGCAGTTTCAATGCCCTAAGCCAGTTCTTCCTCCTCTGCCTCATCATTGAATTCCTCCATCAACACCTTCATTAATTCATTTGCGTTGTCCTCACCAATAAGCACTCTGCAACTGCCATTGGAAATAATATATTCGCAGGTTGTTACTCGATGCTCAGGATTCTTTGGGAAATGAGGATTAAAAGAATGAATCTGTTTAAAAACCATCATGCTGTCACTTTCAAAGATTGTTTCAGTAGTGTGTTCCCAATCTCTCATATACTTATTCACCTCCCTTCACATAGGCCTGTCGAGCCAGCCGCACAGAATCATAACCAAGAGGAAAATTGCCGGTGTTACAATCCAATGCGTGAAAAGTCTTTTTAAAAGGGCCCAGTCCTCTTCTTGGTGTCGCTGAAGGGCCCATTCCCACTTCTTCATGCAGTGGCCACCTGCCCCTCATTCTTTTTCCTTACCTCTACTTCCACCTTCTGGCCTTTGGCGCGACCGTCCAGCTTCAGCAGCAATTCGATAAACTTCTCTGGCTTAAAGCCAATAATTTTTTTCTTGGTATCCATATTCAGTTCTCCTTTCATATGGAATTGGGTAGTGTACATTCGAGCCGTTTATACGTTTTTCTGCTTATTCACCAACTCCCAGCAGGCCTGGACAATTAATGAGTTGATGCTCTGTCCTGTTTCCTTGGCCATTTTATCTAGCTTGCGCTTAAGGGCCGGTACCACTCGCAAATATAGGTTCTGCTTATCAGGCAGCTTGTCCATATTGCACCTCCTTTTTAAACTAAGGGTGGGGTTTGCACATTATGAAGTAATGTGCAATAGTTATCCGTAGGATAATTATGTTTTTTTCGTTGTTTATTGTGTTGTTTGGTGTTAATTCGCGATTTTGTTTCGTTGCGTATGATGTTGTATCGTGTTGTGTAGGGTCATTTCGTAACTTTTGGGGTTACTTTTGGGGCAAAAAAAATCTCTGCTGGGTTTTCGATACCTAATCTCTGAATCATTATTTCGATTTCATCAGAACCAAATACCCCCTTATCCAGCTTGATAGAAAAGGTCTTAGGCGTAATACCTAGCATATTAGCCATATCTTTTCTTGTTATGTGGTTTTTGGCCATAAGGCCAAGAATTTCATCTGTTAAAATCACTCTTTTCCCTCCTTGCATGTTTAGTGTAACTTACTAGGTTACCTAAATTCTATATCCAGTTGGGTATCTTGTCAAGATATTTTTGTTATTATTATTAACATTTTTGTCGCCTAATAAGTCATTTTATGATATTATACTTGTAACAACACGAGATAGGAGCTGTTAAATATGAATGAGACAATAGGCACGAGATTAAAAGAATTACGCTTGCAAAAAGACTATACTCAGGAATATGTAGGTAATATCATCGGTGTTTCAAAACAAACTTTATATAAATACGAGAATGGCATTGTTACCAACATTCCTTCAGATAAAATCGAAGCGCTGGCTAAAGTATATGGAGTAACACCTGAATATATAATGGGTTGGGCTACCCCTTCCTCAGAACCAGACCGCCCATCCTACTACGCTGACCCAGAGACTGCGGAGGTTGCGGAGAGGCTCCGTACTCAGCCTGGTATGCGTATGCTCTTTGATGCCTCCAAAGATGCCAAGCCTGAGGACCTGCAGTATGCAGCCGACCTTCTCAAAAGACTCAAGGGTAATGAATGATGGTAAAAAAATCGACCTCTTGAAATTGCTTTCGGAGGTCAAAAATTATACAGTGAACATACATTCTATTTATAGAGGTGGTTTTGTATGTTATTAGAGGGAATTGATTACTTTATCCGCCAGCTGGGCGGACTTAATGCTAAAGTAAAAGGATTCGTCTGCGAGGATGCTGACGGAATCTATAACATATATGTGAACAAAGACCATACACGCGAACAGCAGATGCAGACCATAAAGCATGAGCTGGAGCATATAGAGAATGAGGATATAGAGTCACTCTCCCCCGCCGATCAGCTGGAAGCCCAACGGCATGGATAAATAGCAATGTGCAATATATACACTTTGCTTTCAACTACCGAGGAATCCTCGGAGGTTGGTTTCCGAATCCGGTTGCGGATTTGAACTGTTTCCAAATCGGAAATAGTTCAAATAAAAAACCCGCCCAGTGAGGCGGTGAGAAAGGAATGATATTTTATGAATGAATTAGATAAATTAGTCGCACAGTTTAGAGCTACCCCATTCCTGTTTGTAGGTTCTGGATTAACCATGCGCTATTATGACTTACCTGACTGGTCTGGTTTATTAAAGATTTTTGCCTCCAAATTAAGTGATGATGTTGCTTCTTACTCAAAATATGTAAATATGGCAAAAGTTGCAGGGCATGATGATTTACCTAATGTGGCCACAGCCATAGAAAGAGATTTTAACGACCGCTGGTTTAATGATCCTGATTTCAGGATGCTCCCGGAAGAAGATATACGAAATGTATCAAATCTCAATATTAGTCCGTTCAAAGCTGAAATTGCTCACTACATTGCGCAAAAATCAGAGCCACTGATTGATTACGCCGAAGAAATTGAACAGTTTAAGCAGCTTTCTGATAAACATATTACCGGAATTATCACCACAAATTATGATTGTTTTCTTGAAAAAACAACAACTTTTGAGACTTATGTTGGACAAAACGAGCTTATTTTTTCTAATGTCCAGGGGATTGCTGAAATATACAAAATTCACGGATCTGTTACCCAGCCAGAAAGTATTGTTATAAACGCAGAGGATTACGATGTATTCTCGCAAAAGTCCAAATATCTCGCGGCTAAATTAATGACGATATTTATGGAGTACCCTATAATCTTTATGGGATATTCCCTCAGTGATACAAATGTTCAAAATATATTAAAAGCTATTGTTGACTGTATGCCAGAAAGTAAACGATCGCTTTTAGAAAAGAATTTTATATTTATAGATTTTGATAAGGATATGTCATCGACAAACATAAGCATATCACCATTTGTTGTTTCTTTGGATGGAACTTTGCTTACAATGACAAGGGTAACCCTCAGTAATTACTCACTTCTCTACTCCGCTTTATGCAAGAAAAAGTCTGGACTACCTGTCAAATTGTTACGTATGTTCAAAAAAGAGTTTTATTCATATACATTAACCAATACCCCTACTTCTAATATGCGTGTTGCTGCAGTTGATGATAAAAGGGTCGGTGATGAAGAACTTGTCCTGGCTATTTGTAAACCTAGTGATATTGGTCGACACGGGTTAACCGGTCTGAAGCCAGATGACATTTATGCTGATGTGATATTGGATAATCTGAAATATACTCCAGATGAAGTTTTGACTGATGCTTACCCCGAATTAATTCGCAAAGCAAACAAACTTCCTGTACATAAGTTATTATCTAAAGCACAAAATGCTTACCCTAATATAATTCCAGTTGATGACTATGATTCTTTGCTAAACACTTCTATACTAAAAGCCCGTGTAACAAGATTACCAGTAGAACATAGGAATATTGAATTTATTATAAAGAATTATCCGATAGCCAAAGCAATCTCTTATATACCTCTATTGGTGCCAGAAGAAATTGATATATCGGTTCTACATGATTTTCTCTACGGCCTGCTTACCAATGATGAAACATCATTAACTGGTTCTGCTAAAGATACAATGAAATCTGACATTAGACGCCTGATACGAATTTATGATTGGCTTAAATATAAGGAAAAGCCCCTTGGATAGAATCCAAGGGGCAACACGACCATGAACACAATGCGACAAGGTGCTACGTTATAACACAATGTTCTCCAAGGTGCTCATATTATTAATTACCTTAAATTGAGGTCCGATAGGTCCACATGAGACGTTCGTCAGACTGTCAACTTAGGGAAGCCAACCCCAGGGGCAAAGGAATTCTAAGCATTACACCTACTCCCATTCGGGAACCCAGCCTTATCCTTCACAAGTTGACTTCTTTGGATGTATTATCTCACATTTTGAGATATTTTACAACAGCATGTTATCTTTAAATATCTTTAAGTATCTTCCGCTATATCTCAAAATAAAAGCCGCCCCCTGCGCCAACAGGGAACGGCCCGAATGTAATCAGTCTGCGAGGTGCAAACTAACCACACTACCCGTAGTTAGTATAACACCTCTCAGGCTTGTTTGCCAAACGCAAATAATCTGAAAGAGGTGTTTTATTATGAAAAGAGCAGCACTATATATCCGTGTCAGCACGGATGAGCAGGCAAGACACGGTTTCTCCCTGGGAGAACAGCAGCATGATCTGGAATCCTACGCAGCTTCCCACCACTACACTGTGGTGGATGTGTACGCTGATGAGGGCAATACGGCCCGGAAAGCTATCAGCAAAAGGAAGGAGCTCCAGAGGCTTCTTGACGATGTGCGGGCGGGCCATATTGATGTTATCCTGCTTAAGTGCCTTGACAGATGGTTCCGTAATGTTCAGGACTTCTACAAGGTGCAGGAGGTGCTGGATGCCCACGGTGTTGAATGGGAATGCACCCAGGAGGATTACAACACCACCACGACCAATGGGCGGCTTATGCTTAACCTTAAGCTGACCATTGCACAGAATGAGTCAGACCAGACCAGTGACCGTATCAAGTATATCAACGAGGGCAAGAAGCGGCGCAAGGAGGAATGCACCGGCAAGCACCCTTTTGCCTACACATCTGTAGATAAGAAGCTGACCATTGTGGAAGAAGAACGGCCTATTGTGGAGTTTGCCTTTGCCCAGCTTCTCGCCGGATCATCCAACCACTCCATAGCAAAGAAGATATGGGAGGAGTTTCATTTTGCTATAGATGCCCGCAGGGTATGGCGCATTGTACGCAACCCTACATATAAGGGTGAGCGGTACGGCATTCCTGATTATTGCCCGGCCATTATCCCGCCGGAGGATTTTGACAGGGTGCAGGAGCTTCTCAGCCGCAATAAGCCACCAACCAGAACGGGCCTGACCTATCTGTTCAATGGCAAGATTGTCTGCCCAAGCTGTGGCAGCATTCTTGTGGTCAATTGTGGAAAGTCCAAAAAGACTGGTAAGTACACCCGTCCGACTTATCTCTGTGGCAAGAAGTATACTACCGGAAAACCAAAAGACGCTGGTGGCTGCCAGTTCGGCGGAGGTGTATCTGAGAATGTTGTGGAGCGTTGGCTGGTAAAGAATATCTTCCCGCTGCTGAAAGGTTACGAAGCACAGCTCAAAGCCTCACGGGGCCATTCTGTGAATTATAAGTCCAAGGTGAAGGGGATCAATGCAAAACTGACCCGCCTCAAGGATTTATATCTGGACGCCCTCATTGACAAGGATACCTATAAGGCGGATTATCAGAAGCTTCAGGACGAACTGGCCAGAGCGGTCATTGATGCCAAGAAGCAGATCAGGCTCTCCCCTGCCATGGACAGCATCCTCTCAGATGAGGATTTCGAGACAACCTACTACAATCTTCCACGGGAGCAGAGGCGGGAACTTTGGCAGACTCTTATCAAGAGGATAACCATTGGTCGTCGTCCGGAGGAAAGGGGAAAGTCTTACAAGGACTTCATAGTTGAATTTATGTAG